CCATCTGAGGGAATGCGGCGCCGTCACGACGCTGCGGCGGGCTTGCCTAAGACCCGGTGAGGCGCCGGCCAAAGCCGGTAGCTGTCAGGCCCAGTGCTGGGCCATCCATTCTGTGGTGATCTCGTGCGGCTTGGGCGCGCCATACCACATGGAAACGGCCACACCCGGCGCCGGCGGCCGGCCCCGCAGCGGGATCGGCTGCCAGGCCACGGCATGCGGCACCGCCTGCTGCACCCAGGCCCACGGAATGCGGCGCTCCTCCAGCGTGACCTGCAGGTGGCCTTGATCGCCCCACCACGGCCCGGAGCCGTCATAGACCTGCATGATCCCGGCCGGATGCGCCGCGACTTCCTCGTAGACGCACGACAGATCCCAGTTCCAGGCCAGAAAGCTGGAGTTGATCCAGCCGTGTTTCATGTCCCAGGAACACAGCAGCGGGTTTGCCTCGATGGCGTCGGCGATCGGGTCAAGCGAGCCGCAGACCACCGTGTCGAGGTCGAGATACAGCACTGGGCCGGCGAACAGGCCCGGCCGGAAAAGCTCAATCTTGCTCCAGAAGCCTGGCCAGTTGTGCGCCAGCGCAATGCGCTCCACACCGTCCGGCACCTCTGTTGCGTCAGTCAGGCAAACGAAACGGTAGGGACGCGACAGGTTGCGCTGCACCGCGCGCGCCATGCGGCCCACGTAGTCGTGCCGGTCGTAGACGCCGCCGCGCTTCCAGACGCAGGCGACGGTGAGCGGATCGTCGCCCATGCGCGGCGGGATGAACGGGTTCGCCTGCAGGTTCGGCTGCGGCGGGTCAATCTCGGTTGCCACCTGCTCGGCGAGGAAGCGCGCGGCCAGGTGCGGCTCGATATCCAGCATCTCACCCGGCACGAAGTAGCGCGCGGTGCGGTCCGGCTCGATTTGCTTGCCGCGCGCGATGAAACGTATCCAGGTCATGCGGCCACCGTCGTCGTTGCGCGAAAGCGGATGATCCCGTGCCGCGTCATGCCGTCCGCATCCGTGAAGAGCTCGAGATCCTCGAAACGCATGTCGATGAACGTGGCGCCGGTGAGGCTCAAAGGTTGCTCGTGCAGCCGGTCCTTGATCTTGCCCAGCAACTCGCGTGCCTCTTTGTGGCCGCGGTATCGGCTCCAGACGTGGATCTCGACCAGCGTCTCCTCGCCGCGCATAAGCTGCGCAGACCAGTCGTAAGCCCGACCGCCATCGATCTCGATGTGCGGGTAGTCGGCCCCCTGCGGCGCGGCCTCGTAGACGCCGGCACCGATCGGCGGTGTGGCCACGAGAGCAGCGTAGATGGCCGCGTAGAGGGGAAGCTGCGCCGTCACAGGCTGGCCGCCTGGTGCAGCAGCCGCGCCACGGCGGCGCGGTGACGGTCGAGGATCTGCTGGCGGTTGGCCTCAAAGGCCGGCCGCAGGAACGGACGGGCCGCCATCGGCGGGATGTTACGGCCTGGCGCGCCCTTGGTGCCTTTCTCGACAAACACGGCGCGCCACCCCGCTTTCTTCCATTTGCGCCGGAACCGCTTCGGGTCAAACCCAACCTCGGCGCTTGTCTTGGTGATCCTGACGCCGATGCTGTCGCGCAGCGCGCCGGTGTCGATCGGCACGCGCATGGAAGCATCCGCCGCCACCAGGAGCGCGCTGCGGGCGATCTCGGCGCTTATCTCGTCCGTCATCCGATCCGGCAGGCGCTGCATCAGCCGCCGGAAACGCGGGTCCAGTTCCGTCCGTGATCGTGCCATCAGGCCACCGCCGCCCACCAGCCCGGCACCGGATGCACCGGCCGGAACCACACGCTATCGGGTCCAATCAGGTAGCCCGGCGCCACCTCGTCTACCGCCGCCTTGACGGTTGGCCAGTTGATGTCATGGCCTAGCAGCCACCCGCCGGGTTTCAGCGCCGGCAGCCATGCCGCCACGTCGGCTAGAACCGCCTCGGTGGTATGATCGCCGTCGATCCACACGAAATCGAGCGCGGCATCCGGTGGCACCACGGCCACACTGGGCCCGCGCAGCAGCACGCAACGGCCCGGATAGTCGGCCTCCACCGCCAGCGCCGACGCATAGGCGCGCTCGTGGTGCGCGGCGGTCCAGTCGGCAGGCTCCAGTGGCGTGTCGTTCGGCGTCCAGGTGTCGACGCCCAGCATATGCAGGCCGCGGCACCGCTTCAGCAGCAGGCGCAGCGTCACGCCGAAGCTCACGCCAATCTCGGCGCCGTGACGCCATTCCATGCGATTGGCCAGCCATGCCAGGAACTCGCCGCGGGTCCAGTCGGCCGACACGCCCGAGATCGTCATCTTGGCCGGCGGGAGGTAGCCGGGCATCTGCTCCGTGCGCGCCATCAGATCGCCACTCCGCGCTCGGCCTCGAGCGCCATGTAGAGCGAGCGCGCGCCGGGGTCCGACACGAACCGGATGTTGTAGGCCGCGCCGTTCCAGGTGATCCGCATGGCGGCGGTCACGTCACCGCGGCGACGGATGGTGAAACGGTAGTTTGCCGGCGCCTCAACCTCGCCGAAGTCGGCACGCTCACGGCCGGACAACGGGCGGACGCTGGCCCAGACGGTGGCGACGTTCACCCAGGCCAGCGCAGCGCCGCCGTAGTCGTCGGCCGTGCGCGCCTCGCGCTGGATGATGACGCGCTGGTCGAGGGTGCCGATCACAGCCACCACACCCGATACGGCGCCATTAGCCGCGCCACGGCCGGAATTTCCGCAGGCGCGCGCGCCGCCGACGCCTCGCGCTGCTCATACAGCTCACCCAGCACCAGCAGCACCGCAGACTTGATCGCCGCCGGCACCGCCGCCGCGTTGGCATAGCCGGCCTGGAAGGTGACACGGACGGCGCCCAGCGTGTCCGCCAGCGTTGCCGGCCAGGTCGTGCCAGCCGCCGGCAGAATGCGCCCAGGTGCGGCCTGCGGACCGGATGGCGTTTCAACCTGATAGGCCGACGCCGACAGAACCGCCTCGGCGCCCGCCGTGTTTACAATCCGCAGCTCAGTCACGGAAATCAGCGGCGCGATCGGGACGCGGATCGCGCCCTGATCGGCCGGAAACCCAGGCAGGCGCATCTGCCACGTCTGCGGCATCAGCGCCCGCCCGGTGTAGTTCTCCACCGCCTCGCGCGCTGCCGCCAGCATGCCGGCGATGAGCGCGTCGTCCGGGTTGCCGTCGTCAATGCGCAGGTGCGCCTTGGCTTGCGCCAGGAGCACAGGCTCAGACGTTGGTCCGGTGAGGAGGCGGAGATCCATGGCTTAGGCCGGCGCCACGCGGTCCAGCAGGCCACGCACCGCCACCGCCGACATCGGCGTGGCCGTGCCGTGGGTGCCGGAGAAGTCGGCCAGCAGCTTGATAAACTGCTTGCGGCCGACGTAGCCCAGCGCCGTGACGCTCGGCGTGGCGTGTGCCGCCGTCAGCGAGCGGACGATGCCGCCGGTGCCGACAGTCACGCCCACCACGTCCGCCTGTGCGACGGCAGTGTAATCGCCGCCGGAGGTGTCGCAGTGGGTGAGCTTGAACTCCACCTTGTTGGTGGAGGAGAAGGTGATGCCGCCGACACCGACCTCGATCAGCACCGTACAGGCATCCGCCTTTCCGATGTCGAACGCGGCCGGCGTGTTGTCGGCGTCATAGGCGGCGGCCGGCAGGAGAACCCCCGCCGTCACCGCCTGGGACTGGTCGAACCTCATGGGCTTGTCTCCTTCAGGTCAGGCTACGAGGCCGCGTTGACGAACACCTTCACGGCGCCGCCCACGTCCACGAGGTTGCCGCCCGAGCGCAGCCAGGCCAGGAACCCGACCTGCCCCTTCTTGGTAAAGGCGCTGTCGGTGAACCGGAACATCTCCATGCTCATCACGTCGCGGACGTAGTAGAAGGAGAAGTCCCCGAACAGGATCGACCGGGCGGACGCGGCCATGCTTGCCACGTCCTGGTTGATCGTGATCGGCGCACCCAGCAGGGTATCCGGCGAACCCTGCGGGCTGCCCTGGTCGTAGCCCGGCACGAAGATCGGGCGGCTCGACCCGTCCTTGATCTTGCGGATCGCCTTCATCGTCGCGTCGTTGAACATCCAGCGGGCGCGGCCGAGAGCGCGATACGCGGGATCGACCGAGTGCTGCAGATCCACGAGGCTGTCGTAGGTGACGGCGGTCACCTGCGAGGTGCTGTTCGCCGCGGTCACGCCCACCGTTGCGGCCGTCACCACGCCATTCGGCTGCGCAGAGCCGGTGCCGGTGGTGAAGTGCGCGTTGGTGATGCGGCCCAGGCGCTCCGTCAGGCGGTTGCGCACGAAAGCCTCGATGTCGACGCTGCTGTCCTGCAGCAGCTCGAACGGCACCGTGACCACCTTCGAGCTATACTTGTAGACCGGCAGGCCAATGGTGCCGAAGGACACATCGGCGTCGGTGGCCGTCTGGTTCTCGGCCACGATCTCGCCAACCTCGGCGGTGCCGTTCGACGTCGGGAAGCTCATCGCGCCGATGCCGCTGGTGGCGATCACGGTGGAGACGCCGCGCATGCCGCCGAACGCCTTCAGCGCGTCGAGCACGGTGTTCGCCACGGCGCTGTCGACGGTGAACCCGCCCTCGCTGCCCGTGGTGGTGCTCATGGTGGCGCGCACCTGCTGCCACTCCTCGGCGTTCAGCGCCTTGTCGCCGCCGCGCAGCCACTTGGCATACAGCGCCAGGCCGTTGTCGCGGTTGTCGCGGCCCAGGCGCTCCGCGGCGTCGGCCACGGCCTGCGTCTGCGTCTCGGCCGCGAGCTTCTCGTTCGCGTCGACGATCCGCTTGATGCGCGCGTCGATGGCGTCGATCTCGGCCATCATCGCGTCATACTTCGGCGTGTCGTCCGCCTCATTCCAGTCCTTGCCCTCGATGAGGGCCTTCACGCTGGCGCCAATCGCCGCGCGCTGCTCCCGAAGCGACTGAACGCTCATGGGGGTGTCCTTTCCAACTACAGGGATGCCTGCGCGCGCGTGCGCTCAGACGGGGGAGAGCGCCATCTTAACCGCCAGCTTCCTGGCCAGGATGGCGCGCATGTCAGCCGCCGGCGGAGCCGGCGCGGGCTCGGGCGCGTGCTGCTGCGCGCGAGCGAAAGCACTCAGATCCCACGCGGCGGCGGCGCGCTGCGTGTTCTCCGTCACGACGCGATCCGCCAGGCCAACCGCCACCGCCTCGTCGGCGGTGAACCACGTCTCGGCGCGCATCATCTCCAGGAACGCATCGGCGCTGCCCTTGGCGCGCCGCGCGTAGCTGGCCGCCAAGTCGCCGTCGATCTTTTCCAGCAGCGCGGCCATGCTCATCATCTCGTCAGCATTGCCGATTGCAAGCGACCACGACTTGTGGATCATCAGCTTGGCACCCGGCACCATCTCCAGCACCGCCGCCTCTGCCGCGATCACGGACGCAGCCGACGCCGCAAGGCTGTCCACCCGCGCCGTGATCGGCATCGGATGCTCGCGCATCGCCGCCACCATGGCCTGAGCGCCGAACACCGAACCGCCCGGCGAGTTAATCCGAAGCGTCACAGGGCCTTTCGTGGCCCGCAGCGCCGACATGAACGCCACCGGCGAAATGCCACCAAGCCAGTCGGCTTCATCCTGATCGCCAGCGATCGCGTCATACAGCCACAGCACGTCGCCATCGGCCTCAAACTGGCCGCGCGTCTTGTTGGCCAGTCGCATCCGCACGTAGGGGGTCATAGCGTCGTCTCCTGCGGCGCGGCCGGCTGGATCTGCGGCAGCGGCCCGGCCGGCTCGCGGCTCATGTTCAGCTTCGCGCGCGCTTCCTCGACGGTGATGAACGCAGGCTCGCCAGCGCGGCCCAGGCCGATGCGCAGCGCCTCCATCATCGCCTTGGTGTCGCCGCGCTCCAGCTCGGTGGTGTCGAACTCGGCCACGCGGC